CGCCGAACGGCCGATATCGGAGAACACGATCAATGCGGCCTTGCGACGGCTGGGCTTCAGTAAGGACGAAATGACCGGCCACGGCTTCAGGGCGTCCGCTTCCTCCATGTTGAATGAATCCGGCCTTTGGAGCGCCGACGCCATCGAACGCCAGTTAGCGCATGTGGACAATGACAGCGTCCGCCGCGCTTACCATAGGGCGGAATATTGGGATGCACGCGTGAAAATGATGCGATGGTGGGCCGATCGTTGCGACGAACTGCGCCGGATGCGATGACGGAGTCATACGAACAGACCCGTGAGCGCCTTGGCGAGTTACTGCGCCAATGGAACCGAGTCGGCCTCTCGCCGGAACGTCTGGACTATCTGGCAAGCGCCGTTGCGAACGCGGCCGTCATGGCCGCCAAGGAATATTCGCGACCGGGCCGGGCCGCTCAATTCGTGCGGCGCGAAGCTGCACGTGCGGCAAAACTGGACGATGCGGCGCTATTAGCCTACGCGCGGTGTGAAGCTGGACCGCCAAGCGACATTTATGTTGACGTGATGCGTGAGGCGCAAGAAGCGGCTTGGCGTCTTGGCTTCGAAACAATGCCTTTAAGCGTCGATTGGCTGAGGCCGGCTATCCGCGCTGTCGCAGAAGGCGCCTCTGCGGGCGCCCCGAGCGAAGCTCAATCAGCGCACGCACGAGCCATCGGCGCCGAGATTGAACCTTCAGGACACCGACGCGGACCCGGCGAGGAAGCGGGTCTCGCCGCACTAATGTTCGACCTCGCGGGCGTTTTCTACGAGCTAACAGGCAAACCCCCACAATCCTCGAATGACGGCGCCGCGCCAAAAGGGACGTTTCGCGGTTTCGTCCGCGAGATTGACAAGCTGATTCCTCACTCTGTCGGAAGCGTTCGCAGACCTCGCGAAGTCCGTAAACGCTGGAAGCGCGAGCGCATCCGGCTCTAATCTCCTTGTGCAAATATGTTCATGGCGAAGGCCGGCGGTTTTGGGCGAACGTCCTAACCGCGCCACGACAACCCGCGTTTTGTGGGGGCGCGATCCGGGAACAACCCCCATGGCCGACGCGAAAAAAGCCATGTCGCCCAAGAGCTTCAGCGAAGCTTTCGGCATTGGGCTGACGAAAACTTATGAAGAAATCCGAGCCGGACGCCTGATCGCCCGCAAGCTCGGGCGCCGGACGATCATCCTACCCGTTGACGCTGAGCAGTGGGCGGCTTCCCTGCCAACAGTCGCAGGCAGGCCCGCCAACAGCGACGCTGCATAACCCCCTTACCTGGAGAATTGAAAATGACGACCACACCTCGTGGCGCACGCCTTGTCGCGTCCACCGCAAATACCGCGCCGGCCGAATCTGCGCGCATCGCGCCGCCAATGCCCGACGATCAACGCGTCGAACATCTTGCCACGCGCGTTCGCGATGGCAAACCTCTATCCGATCTACAACGCGATTGGCTTCCCGGCCGGGGCTCTCGCGAGTCTGCGCCCGCGAGCTTATCGGAGGACCTAGGCCTTCGAGGTTTTGCCGAATATCGCGGCCTCGCGCAGGCCGCCTTAGCTCACGACAGCGACAGACGTGTGCTCGTCATGCAAGCCATCGCACTCGTCAAGGGAGAGGCCGCGCGGCCGGATGATCCGGACTTATTCGTGTCAAGGCTGCGCCGGCTGCGCGGAGCCGTCCCCGCGGAGTTATCGAAGGCGCTGGACCTCGCCGAGACGGCGAGCTTCGGCAATGTCGCCGATCGGCTCGCCGAGCGCATGTCGCCGAAGCGGGAGGGCGCGAGATGACTCCTGAAACGTTCGAAGCCCTTCGCGCCGTGGACGACCGCGCTTTCCTCGAATCGTTTTCAGACGCGATGCGCACCGAAAAACTTTCGCAGGACGACCTCGGAATCTTCGTCGACGAGCTTCACCGGCGCGCAGACAAAAACCGCGCGGCCCTCGCCGAGCGAGACACGCGCAACCGCGCGGCGCTCGCTCTGGCGAAAGCGCCGGCCGCATCTGATGCTCGAAATTGAAAGGACTCCCATGCTTATCCCCCTCGACGACGACACTTACGTTCACGCCGACGCCGTCACCATGGTTCGCCGGCACGACGTTCACGCCGACGACGACGCCACATTCACTATCGACATTCGTGGTCATAAAGCGCCCGCGCTTATCGACGGTCACGACCTCGCGCGCCTCATCCGCGCGAGTGCGCCCGTCGTGCCAGGCGGCGGCTGGTCGTTACTCTCCCACCGTTTCGATATTTGGGGGCTGCCGATCGTCACCGCCAATCCTGTAATCGCATGGCGCATTCTGTCGAAAGGCGCGGAGCCGGTCACCGTAACGCCGCTGCTCCGTGGAAAGGCTGAGGCGCTACTGTCGCCGCATGGAATGGTGCACGTCATCGCGACGGGCGAAGTCGTTAACCATGAAACCTGGGGCCATAGGCTTATACTCGAAAAAGCGCAGCGCGACGGCCGCGTGTTGGACGCTCCTGCGAGCGTGACTGACGATCAACTGCGCGCCTAACAACGGAAAAGGCCCGCGCGCCGGGCATGGCGTAGCGGGCCTCTAAGTCTCAACCTATTCGCGGATGCATTTATGTCACAACCTGAATCCTCGCGCAAGACGATGAACGTGGCGCAACGGCGTGCGCATAACAAAAAAATCGCTCTCCAACTCATCGCCGCGGGCGTCGCGATCTTCCCTTCGAGCGGCAAGACCCCTTTGATTCCCGGCTGGACAAAGATCGACAAAGATTATAGCGACGAAGAATTTCAGGAGGTCGCGAAGCGTTACGCCGAGCAGCACGGCGACACGCCCGCACATGTCGGCGCGACAACCGATGAAGCGGCAATTCGCAAGCTGTGGAGCGCATACCCTGACAGCGTTCCGTCGATCTCCTGCGGCGCGAATGGCCTGCTCGCTCTCGACGCAGACACGAAGCGCGACGGCCCGCGTCAACTCATTGCGTGGGCGGAGCGGGCTGGCGTTGACCTCTCGCAGTTTCCGACTACCAGAACGCAGTCGGGGGGCCTGCATGTCTATATGCTGAACAGTCAAGACGGCCCGCTCGGCAATGCTGCTGGCGCATTTTTCGATCTAGGCGTTGACGTTCGCGGCGCGGGCGGTCAGTGCGTCGCGCCTGGAAGCATTCGCGAAGACGGCAAGGTCTATGCGCAAGAGGACGGCACGCCGAGCCTTGCCGACGCTTTTTGTTTGGGAACGATCCCCCCAATTCCCGACAATATCCGCGCAATGATCGGAAGCCGGTCGAAGATGATGCAGCTCGTTCGCGCCGAAGACGAACGCGCGGCGATCGAGCAACTTGCAACACAGGACTGGCCGACATTCGAGGCGCTGACAGACCCGACCATTGGGAGTTACGACCTCGACGCTCTCGCCGAGAAGGATGACGAATTTTGCGCCTTGATGTTGACGCCGGATGACGACCGCTCGAAAGCCCGGTTCAACTTCGCCAAGTGTCTTCACAGAGAATACGGCGATACTTTCGACGTTCTGGATTTCGCCGCGCTGCTTGAACATTTCAATGACGAGTCTGACGGGGCGTTCGGGGTTTTCGTTGGCGACGACAAGCCGAATACAGGCGAGTTCTCACTACGCTCTATCGCCCGTGATTTCCTGCGTTCGAAGGCCGCGGCAGGCGGAATGATCGTCGACGGCGCGGCGTTTGGAGTTGTCGAAGACATTGACGACTATATGCCCGCGCACGTTGTAGAAGCGCGCGAGCGCCGGAGGGCGGAACGCCAGGCGACGAAGCAAACACGCCGCAAGCTTGCCTTCACGCCTTTCGCCGAAGCGGCGCGCGCCGCCCTTGACGAAGCGGAGTCGCCGCTTGTCGCCGGGCTCCTGGACGAAGGAGCCATGTCCGTAATGTATGGCGAGTCGAACATCGGCAAGAGTTTCGTCGCCCTAGACATAGCCTTTCATATTGCGACTGGCCGTCCGTGGAATGGCCGGGAGACAAAGCGGGGGTTGGTTATCTACGTCGCCGCCGAAGGCGGAAAGCGCTTCGGCAAGCGCCTTGCGGCGCTACGCCATCAATTCGGCGAGGAAGCCGATGCAGCGAAATTCGCGCTCGTCTCATCGCCAATAGATTTGCGCTCGTCAAGCGGCGACACGAAAGCGCTTGTCGAGATGATCCGCGAAGCCGAAACGCACTTCGGAGAAAAGGCGGCGCATATCGTGATAGATACGGCCTCGCGCGCGATGGCGGGAGGCGACGAAAATTCAAGCGTCGACATGGGCGCGTTGGTGAAGCATTGCGATCAAATCAGGGAAGTCGTTTCCGCTCATCTCATGATGATCCATCATACGGGCAAGGACCGGGCGAAGGGCGCGCGCGGCCATTCGTTGCTGCGCGCGGCGACGGACACGGAAATTGAGATTGCCGACGCAAAGATCGTCACTCGCAAGCAACGTGACATGGATTTCGCGCCAGAAATTCCCTTCCGCTTGAAGAAGGTGGACCTTGGCGCTGATCGAAACGGGAAACCGCGGACAAGCGCTGTTGTGAAATTGGGCGTTTCCGGCGCGGCTGCGCAATCCGCGAAAGGGCGAGGCGCGGCGCCGGCGCTCAAAGGCAATCAGGCGGAGCTATTCGCCGTCATCGCCGCAATGGCGACAGAGCGCGGGACCGCTGCGGGCTGTGACGCCCATTCCGTTACGCTTCCTTTCGTGGACGTGCGGGACCGCATGGAAGCCCGGCGCAAGGCGGATGGCGCGAAGGAGCTTGGGGATTCCATCAGGAGCGTGAAGCGTTATCTCGTCAATAAATGCCTCATTGTCGAGCCGGGCGACGGTTTGGTGAAACTGCCCGCGCCGGGCGACGCTTTCGGCGCCGTCGACGACGACGAAGGCGAAAACTAACCCGAGCCGATGCGCGCGGACGGACGCGCCGCGCCCCGATTTTAATAAACGCCTAAATCGCCCATTTAGGCGTTTAATAGCGTTTATCGGGCGTGCGAAAATCCCTCCAAAACAGAGGGGCGTGCGAAAACGGTTTCGCACGGCATTTCGCACGGTTTCGCACGGCCACGCACGGCGACATTGAATGAAATCAGTTAGTTAATAAGGGCGTGCGAAACGGTTTCGCACGGTTTCGCACGGCGGGGCGTCCGTGCGTGCGCGTGCGCGGGTCTAGAAGACCCGCGACGCACGCACGCCCCAAACTTCGCACGGATAAAATTTAACGGCTGAAGGAGGAAGCGCCTGCGAAGGGCGTCATAGAGAGTTGGACGGGTTAGGTTGATTGGTTTAATTTCCGGCTCGGCGCCGGCCCTTGCCCCCGCCGTCGCCTACCGGTAGCATCGAGAAGGCCGGAGAGGGCGAAAGCTCTCCCCCCGCCCCGGTGGGCTATTGGGAGATGGAAGGACTAGTTTCCATCTCCCTTTCCAAACGCTCGCAGGCGGGCGCCGTCCCTCAAAGTCGACTCGTCCCGGATCGTCGTCGCATCCGAGCTTGGGACAAACCGTGTCACGGTTGTTGCCACGACTCTACGAATGCTTCTCTGTTTTCGAGCGGTTGTTTACGCCGATGATAAAATTGCGGCCAGTGTTGGAGAAATAGCAGAGATAGACGACCGAGCAGAGATCAAAAAGGTTCACGGCCGCCGAGTAGTGCCGCCAGAAGGAATCACTGTCAGAAAAGACGCTCTGATTCACGACCGTTATGATGGCGGCAATCGCGAGGCCGTAGAGGCTGCTGACCTCACGGGCGGCCATCCGCCGCCCGAGAAACGCGTTGCAGGAATGGGAGGTTTCGACGCGCGTGAACCGTTCGGGCGTCGACGATGACGATTCGTCGTTGTGCATCGCTCCATCTGACCCGCAAGCCATCTGGCGTAATCGCTCGTATTTTCAGGTGTGCGCCGCCTCGTCATGAGAACGAATGAAGAACGAATAGCCGGCCGCCGTCAAGGGATAGCCTGCGACATTCTGTCGCACTCTCCCAATTTTCGCGTAGTCGATGCACACGATGCAACATCAGCCCGATAGGATAGGCCAATAAATTACAGGCTAATCACTATTATCGTGCAACACCTTGCAATGTATGAACATATAAACGTGTATGTGTGGGCATGGCGTTTCCGATAGGATGGGCCTTTAACCACGATTGACTCTGCCCGAAAAGGCGGCTTACACTCGCGCGAACTTCGATTTTCATACCGCCCGGAGTGGGTTTTTCGCCATGCACTTTCCGTCCGCCGTTACGGCCGCGCTTGCGCCCGACATTGAGGCCCACGAAGTCGCGACTGGCCTGATCGAGCCTCAGATCGACGCCGCCGATTTTCTGGCCCCGACGCTCGAAAATATGGCCAAGCTTCCGCAGCCGAGCGACGCCGCGTGTCAGGTGATCGGCGACCAGGCCGACGCGCTCGCCGTGGTCTGCTTGATGTGGCGCGCCTATTACGTCCGCTGACGCCATGACCAAGACCGCCGGCGCGCCCTCGCTTGCTCGGCCGGATGGCGCGCCGGCGCAGCCGCCCGTTCGCGTCAGCGACGGTAACTCCTACGCCGCGAGCGCGGACGGGCGGCGACTCATTCTCGCGGCCGATCTTGCGCGCGAGCTTCAGGAGATGGTCGCCGCATCCGCAAGCCCGCTGCGCCACGGCGCGCATGTCGACCTTGATCTTTCGGTCGCGAGCGGTCGCGGGCTGCACATGCAGCGGCGCGTCTTCAGGATCAAAGGCGAGTGAGATGGCGGATATTCAAGTCAAGCTCGATACCAAAGAGTTTGAGCAACGGCTTGAATTTGCCAGTCGCGAGAGCATCAACGCCATGAGGCGCGCGGTCGACCGCGCTGCCAGGTCCGCACGCAAGGACGCCATTCGCGAAATGGCGCGCGACATTGGCGCGCCGGCCTCGAAATTCCGTAGCGCCGTTCCGCTCGTCAAGGCGTCGACCGCGTCGAACATCAGCGCCACTTGGACGATTAGCAAGAAACGCTTGTCGCTTCTGGAATTGAGCGGCACGCGTTTCGCACCCGTTCTTTCGACTTTGCGCGGCAAGGCGAGCGGTTCGACCTTCCGCACGACCGGAGGCGGTTCTGCGTCGCTCAGTTTGCCGAAAGCGTTCGTCATGACGGCGCCGAATGGCGCACGGCTGCTCATGGTGCGCAACGGTTCAAAGATCAAAGCGATTTATGGCGCCATGCCGAATACGACGATGAGTCAGGATGACGGCGCGCCGCGTGTCTTGTGGACGAAAGTCGCTGAGCGCGAGCTAGCGAAGAACCTGGGCGCAGAGATGCAACGCGCTCTCGACGGCGCGTCCGGCCCGTCGCCTTCTAGCCTGGGAGGCGACTGAAATGGGGCTCCATTTCGTTAACCTTACCGCGATCCGGGGGCCAGTTAACCTTAACGGGTCCTGTTATGTTATAACATTCAGCCGCCTGCGGGGCGCTGCCGCGTTTTTTCGATCATTTTTCGAGCGTTTTTCGATACTTCACCCGGCCATGAGCCGCCTTGCGGGGGGCGCAGCGCTGCTGCCGAAGGCAGGCGATCTATGACGAAGCGCCGAGTGCGGATTACCGATTTGATGGCGGAGTTTGCGCAGCCGCACAAAACGCTGATGGCGTGGCTGAGCGACGCTGGCGTTCCGCGCGCCAGTGATAAGACCTTCCCCTACGCAGAGGCCGTCGCCGCCATCAAGCTTCGAACCGACGAGCCGGCGACCTTGCGGGACCGCTACGACGCCCGCGGCGTCGACACTGACGACGCCCGGCGCGAACTGATCGAATCGAAACGTGAAGCTGAACGCGAGCGCGCCCGTCGACTCCGTCTCCAAAATGAAAAACTCGCCGGCAATCTCGTCTCGCGTGACGACATCGAAGACGCCGGCCGCGATCTTGTCGTGCGCGCCCGAACCGCGCTTCTCGCGATCGGGACGAAAGTCGCGCCGCGTCTCGTCAATGAACCTTCCGCCGCGACCATCGCAGCAACTATTGACCAGGAAATCCGCGCCGCACTCGTCACGCTCGCCGATCCCGACGCCTTCATTAACGATGTGCTTGGCATATGAGCGCCGACGCCATTCTCCTCTCCTGGTTGTCCGCCTTCGCGCCGCCTGCTCGTGCGCCGATCGTCGAATGGGCGGAATCGAACATCGTCTTTCCGGCCACCAACAACGCGGAGCCGGGACCGCTCGTCTACAAACCATACCAGCGCGGCCTCGTGGAAGCCTTCGCCGACCCTGAGGCCGAAACGCTCGTCTACATGCTGGCCAGTCAGACCGGCAAGAGCACAACTATTGACTCGGCGCTGCTCTACAGCATGGCCTGCGATCCCGGACCTACGCTTGTCGTGCATCCGTCCGAAGGAAAAGCGCTCGATTTCGTCAAGAACCGACTCGACCCCCTCATCAATTCGACGCCGGCCATTCGCGCCATTGTCGGGAAGGGCGGCCGGACAAGCGGCGGAAGCTCCGTTCGTCACAAGATTTTTGAGGGGGGCTCGCTCTCGATTGGCAGTTCCTATAATCCAGACGACCTCGCGGCCCGCTCTATCCGTTATTTGCTTCTCGACGAAATCGACCGCTACGCCACAAGCGCGGGGCAGGAAGGTGATCCCGTCACGCTCGCCAGCAAGCGCACGCGCACCTTCTCAAATCGCAAGATCATCATCGCGTCGACGCCGACCGGCAAAACGACTTCAAGAATCGCGCAATGGTTTTTGCGCGGAACGCAAGAGCGTTACTTCGTCCCATGTCCCGAATGCGGGGCCCTCGATTACTACCGCTTCGATCAACTGAAATGGGCGCCCGGCAAGCCGCAGACTGCTCATATCGTTTGCGACGATTGCGGCCATCATGTCACGGAGCGGGAGCGCCGCGCGGCGATCGAACTTGGGTCATGGATTCCGACTGCCGAGACGACAGAGCGCATTCGCTCGTTTCACGCAAGCGAGCTCGTTTCTTCGTTCTCGACTATGGAAAGCGTCGCTGCGCAATCCGAAGAGGCCGACAAGTCGCCGGAGAAGAAGAAGGCTTTCGTCAATACCGTCCTTGCCGAGACATTCGATTTTGGCGAGGAAATCTCGCTTGACGCCAGCGAACTGCAACTGCGCGCCGAGCCGATCTTACGCCCGTTGCCGAAGGACATTCTTTTCATCGTGGCGGGCGTCGACGTTCAGGCCGAACGGCTTGAAGCTTCGATCATCGGCATTGGCGCCGAGATGCGAGCATGGGTGTTGCGCCACGAAAGGCTGTTGGGAGATAGCGCCGGAAGTGAGCCGTGGAAGGCGCTCGACGTCGCTCTTGGCGAGACTTTCCGAACGCAAGACGGTCGCGTGTTGCCAATCTCGTCATGTGCGATCGACTCAGGCTACAATACGACGCATGTTGCACAGTTTGTCGCCGCGCAACGCAGGAAGCAGCGCAACGTCATCGCCGTGAAGGGCGTGAGCGGTTGGGACAAACCGATTATCCGCAAGGGCGCGCTTCTGCGCGGCCTGACGCAACTGTATCTGGTTGGCGTCGACGGCGTAAAGGCGATGATCCAGCGCCGGCTTGCGATGCAAGAAGATGGGCCGGGATTCATCCATCTGAGCGACACTTTGGAGCCGGCATATTTCGAAGGACTGACAGTCGAGAAGCTGCGAACGAAATTCGTTCGCGGCTACGCGAAGATGGAATTTCACAACACGGCGCGCGGCGGGAATGAACCGCTGGATTGCCTGACATATGCGCTCGCCGTCGCGACAGTCACGCGGCCGTCAGTGGCCACGCAGAATGCAAACACGAAACAGGAATCAATCGCGGAACGCGCCGCTCGCCTGCAAAATCTTGTGAACAACGCGCCGGCTTCCCGGCACTAACAAAAGGACATACACGACATGGCGACGAAAGCTGAAATCATTTCTGACGAGCGTATGCGCATTGCGAGCATTCTCGAATCGCCGGAGGGCAAGGCGCGCCCGCAGAGCGCGCTAAAATTCGCGCTCTATTCCGACATGACGCCGGATATGGCGAAGGATTTTCTGAAGGGCTTGCCCGTTGAGTCCGCCTTCGCCGCCGCGATGGAGCGCGAGGGACCGGTCAATATCGGCGCCCCGCTTGGCGGCCCTGTCAGCCGGGATACGAAAGAGGCGCGCAAGGCCGAAATCGCCAAAGTGGCGACGGCTTATAACCTGTCACGCGGTTACATAACGCCCGAGCAGGCCGCGGCGCGCGGGCTCACGGGGAAGCGCTGACCGATGGCGCGCGCTCCTGCCTCCAAGCCTCGCGGCCGGTCGGCGAAAGCCGCGGCTGCACACAAGGCCGCCCTCGCGACCGCGGCCGCAAAGATGGGCGTCGCCGTCCCAACGTCGACCGCGCTTGCCCCGATCGGCGACGCCGTCGCCCCTTTGTCGCCCCGACTCGATTTCACGCAAGGCACTGACGGCCGCGTTCGCCAAACCTGGAACCGCTATCTCGGGCCGGGAACAACCTTCCTTGGATGGAACGCATACGGCGGTTCTCTGTATCCTTTAGTGGGCGGCAAACCTGCCCGCGAGGCCATGAAGGCCGCCGCCGTTATCGGCGATATGGTCACATCCAACCCCACGCTTTCGACAATCGTCGATACGATCGTAACTCACAGCGTCGGAACGGGTCTAACGCTGTCGAGCAAGCCGGACGCTCGCGCTCTCGGCATTTCGGACACGGCCGCGCGCTCCATCGCGGATCAGCTTGAGCGCCGTTTCAATGATTGGGCGAACGATCCCTGTAGCGTCGACAAGTCAGGCCGCTTCACGCTGACGGATTACGCGAACCTGGTCATGCGCAACTATGTCATTACCGGCGAAAGCTTCGTTGCCTACGACTGGCGCGCTCGCCCGCGAGCGTCGACGCGAACTTGCATGCAAGTTTTCAGCAATCAACAAATCGCGCTCGACGTGACGATGCAGATGGACGGCGAGCGTCATGTTTTCCAGGGAATTGTCTTCAATCGCGACGGCCGATTCCTTGGCGTCATGGCGCGAGAAATGCCGATCGGCTCTTTCGTCCAGACCAACCCGCAGGCCCAATTCATTCCGGCTTACACAAGTTGGGGTCGCACGCGAATCGCGCACTTGTTCACGCCTGTAGACCCCAGGCAGGTGCGCGGAATGTCGCCGATAATCGCGGCGCTTACTGCGATGCTAGAGCGGGAGAGCCTGAGCGAATTTCAGGTTGTCGCCGCTTTGCTGCAAACGCAGTTCGGCATTTCTCTTGAAAGTCAGTTGCCGCCAGCGCAGGCGGCCGGGGCGTTTTCCGCCAGCGATGAGCTTTCGACGAATGACGGCTATTTGAAGTTGAAGGAAGGCTGGTATGCCGATCAGAAGATCAGGCTCGAACCTGGCCAAATCGCCATGCTCGCTCCTGGCGACAAGTTGCAGTTCCATCGCAACGAACACCCGAATGACACTTATGCGGACTTCGACAAGTCGCTTGCCAATCGCGCGGCGCGCGCCGCTGGCGTGGAAGCGGCGGACATTCGCGGCGACTATAGCGATGTGAATTTCAGCGCGGCCAGAATGGCTAATGAAGCTCCGTATCGGCTGAACTTGATGCGCCGAAAAGCCATTGTCGAACGCTTCTACCAGACGACTTTTGAAAACCTGGTCGAAGAATGGATCGAAAGCGGCGCAATCGAACTGCCCGAAGGTGCGCCATCGTTTCAGGAGAGCCGTCGCGCCTATACGGCCGCGAGTTGGTTCGGATTTGGGCGGATTCAGCCCGATCCGTGGAAGCAGATGAAGACCGACATTGACGGTCTGCGAAGCGGGATTATGACGCTTTCCGAAGTGCTCGCCGAGCGCGGCGTCGATTTCGAACGGCATGTTGAAGCCATCGCCCACGAGGTGCGCGTCATGGGGGAAATGGGCTTTCAGCATCCCTATAGCATCGCGGTCGAAGAGGCTGAAGGACGAGAGGCAGAGCAGGAGCCGGACGAAGACGACAAGCCGGCCGCGCCGTCGCGCGAGCCCGAGCCGCCTATCAATCCACAGCCTGCACAACCGCCGCAGCCGACGAAGAAGCGCAAAATAAAGGAAATCCGCGTCTCCCGACCAAGTGAAAGCTACGGGGCCTACGGTTTCAAGGAAATCGAAAAACTCGCTCCCGGCGAGGTTGAGGTCGTCTTTGAGGACGGTGTGACGGCGTATCTCGACGCCGACGAAGTTTTGGGAATTTTACCATGAGCAGCACATTCAATCGCCCGCCGTTATCGCAAGACTGCAACGGACAACCATCGCAAGGCGCTCCCGTTTCCATCTCGGATGACGAAGCGTGCCTGTATCTTCCTGCCTTGCGCGCTGCGTTCTTTCAACTGCTCGCCGGCAACCAGACTTCGCGCGTGAAATTCAATGACCAGGAGCTTGCCTTTTCAAAAGGCGACACGAAGACGTTGCAGATGGAAATCAGGCGCTTGGAAATTTTGTGCGGACAACACGGAAACGCGAGAGCAATCCGCGCTGGCGGCTATCGGCCGTTCACATATCCCGGACGTCGCTTCGGCGGCTGGCCTTTCTGAAGGATAACGTAATATGTCTACCGAACTCATCGCGGGGCGATACACTTCTGACCAGCTTCTCGCCGGCGCCCGCGCGCTCAAATCAGAAGACGTAATCAGCGGCGCCGTCACCCCCAAGGCCGCCTTCTGTGCGGCGGCCGGGATAGACGAAAGGACATTCGTCCCGCCCAACTTCGTGCGTATGCTGTTGGAAAATGCGTCGAAGACGGAACGCGACAAAAGGGAATATCGCGCGGCCGTCATGGCGCTCCCGGAAGCGGCTGAGCGCCCCAAGGCCGCGGCGCGCGTCCTTGAAATGCACGCTAAAAACCCCATGCCGCTGCATCGGGTGCAGGCGTTGCTCGCTTCGCTTCCGAGCGAGGTCGCGGAGCGGCGTGCGGTCGAAGATCAGGCCGCCCAGGCGCGAAAGGCCCTATCCGAGTCGACCGGCCCTGGCCCGACGCTCAAACGCCGCGTCGAAATTCGCATGTCGGCTATTTCCGTGCGCGCCGATTGTGGCGACCAGGGCGCGCGGTCGGAACTTCGCAAGCTGCAATACGCGATGAACATCGTCGCGCAATCGCCGAGCACGCCGCTCTCAAGGGCGCTCGCGCTGGCGGACGTCGACGTCAATTCGATCAAATAGGAGCGCGACGCCATGAGCACGTATTTCACGCCCGTCGTCGTCACCGACCGCTTCGGCCAGCAATTCGTCCTGACGGAGCCCAGCTTTCTCGTCGCTAGTCCTGTCGGAGGAGCGAAAGCGGAAATCGCAAATGGGCCGGGAGAGACGATGGCGGACGTTCTCATCGTCCTGTTCAGAAACATTGGCGCAGCGGACGCGACGGTCAATTCCGATACCGTGCGCCCTGGCGAAGAGAGGCATTTTTCATGCGGCGATAATGGCGCGCTCGCCGCTATCCGCTATGACGCGACCGGGACGGAACTTCTAATCGCTACGGCGCTGTGACAACCAAAGGAGATAAAGACCATGACTGACGTTGTTTCCACGATCAAACTGTCAAAGCCCATCGCCACGCACAAGGGCACGCTCGATTATCTTGAACTGAAAGAGCCGACTGCGCGCCTATACATTGAGAACGGCTCGCCGTTTGAGATTACGACGAAGGACGATCAGGTTTCCTTTTCTTATAACGACAAGGTGCTTGCAAAATTCGCCGCGGCCATGACCGGGCACGACGAAATCATTCTCGGCTCTCTCGCCGCGCGCGATTGGCTGAAACTGCGCACGGAAATCACCAACGTCGTTCTTGGCGTTCTCGGTTCCGATGGCCCTTTCGCCTCGCAGGGCGGCTGATAGCCGTCATGCTCGCGGACTTTCGCGTTGATCCCTTCACGATCGAACGAATGACCTTCGGGAAGATGATTCGCTACATCGAATTGGTCGCGAAGCTGAATAAAGAGCGCAGCGCGTCGTGACGCTGCGCTCGTCGCTGGATAGGAATATGGGACGGCATGGGCAACGTTATCTACGTCGATAGAGTGTTTGACGAAGCGACGCCGCTCATGTCGCGCGCCGATGCGAAGGCGCTTGGCTTGAAGCGATATTTCACAGGGAAGCCTTGCAAACATGGTCACGTTGCTGAGCGAACCGTTTGCAAAAGCACGTGTATAGAGTGCAAATCAGATGATTATTTTCGTCGATATGCTGCGAATCCCGAACGGATGCGAGAGAACGGCAGGCGTATTGCCATGAGATATAAGGCAAAGCATCCTGAAAAGGTATTAATCTCTCAAGCAGTTTGGCGAGCGGCTAACCGGGATAGCGAAAGGGAACGCAGTAGACGTTGGCGCGAAGATAATCCGACGAAGATGCGCGAGGCTAGCGCAAAATGGGCGCGCATGAATCCAGATAAAACGACATCGTATGCCTCTGCGCGGCGCGCTCGCAAGAGTAGCGTCATCGTGACGCCAGATGCCGACTCGATTGTTCGGCGCATGTCGTCGGAAGACACGTTTTGTTTCTATTGCAACACGCTCCTATTGGCGCGTGAGGTTCACGTCGACCATGTGATACCGCTTGCGCAGGGCGGCCCTCATGCGTCCATCAACTTTGTCGCGGCATGTGCAGAGTGTAACACTCGAAAGCATACCAAGCGGCCTTCAGAATGGTCGCGCCTTCCAAGGCGCAAAGCCGCTCGCGCAATCGCTCGCGAAAATGAAATCGCCGAGTGGATTGCGAACTACGTCTTAGGAGATGAATAATCATGGCAAATCCTACCGTCACGGCGATTGTCACGGCCGAAGACAGAGGCGCGAGCGCGACGCTCAAAGCTATTGCCGCGCTGGCCGCTCAAGTCGCGAAAGAATTGGACAAGGGCAATAAGTCGAACCTCGCGCGTCAGTTCTCCGCCGCTGACATTGCCGCACGCGCGCATGTCTCGACATTGGGGCGTATGAAGGTAGCGCTCGCGGAAATCGGCGCATCTATCAAAGCCGCAGGAGCCGCATACGCGGCGTGGAAGTTGCCTGAATTGACTAAAGAGGCTCTTGCGGCCGGCGCGCAGCTTCAGCACGCCGAGATTGGATTGAAGGTTGCAGGCATTCCCGAAGAGGAACTTGTCAAGCTGCGTTCGTCGATCAGCGACGCGCAAATCAGGCTACCTGGCATTACAACTGAAGCGTCGCTCGAACTCGCCAAAGAGTTACGTTCGATCTTGCTGCACGTTTCGGAAGTGCCAGAAATGTTGCCTGTCGCCATGCGGGCGAAGGCGTCAATCGACTCGGCCGATCCGACTGGCGCAAGCTCAGGAGGACTCGGCTTTTTGTTCAAAGGGGCGGAGCTACTTGGTTACGCTCAGAACACGGAGAAGTTCGAACGCTACATCAATGCAGGCGTCAAGGCCATGCAAGTAATGGGGCGTCTAATAAATCCCGAGCAAATATTCGAAATCGCGAAGTTCGAAAAAGCGTCGGGTGTGAAGCTGTCGGAACGATTTCAGTTCACGACAGCGCTTTCTTTGGCTCAGGAGCTAGGCGGGTCCACGGTAGGCCAATCGCTCGATCAATTTCAAAAGACGGTTCAGGGAGCGGTTCAGAACCATCAAGCCCTGAAGGAAGCGCTCGCCCTCGGTCTGGTGAATGCGGGTGACGTTCTTTACACAAAGACGAATGAGGCGAAAGGTCTGAAGCCGGGAAAGACATGGTCCAATGTCGACAAGGCCATGACCGATCCCGACAAATACATTTGGGAAAATGTCGTCCCGGCTTTGCGCGCCAAGGGCTTCGATACCGAGGACAAAATGATCCCGGAATTGCGCAAGTTGTTTCCGGCCGGACGCGCAGCCGACTTTGCTATCAAAACAATTACACAGCAAGCAAGCTTCGAAAATCACGCGAAACTTTACGACGTCGCCCAGGGATTGGGAGCCGCAGACACATATCTGAAGGACGCATCGGCCGCGTTGAAGACGCTCGGCAATGTCGCTCACGACTTTGCGAGTGTCGTGACAGAGCCGATGATGGAAGGCGCCGCGAAAGGATTGTCTGACTTCGCGCTCAGTCTGGCGAAGCTGAAGAACTCCTATGTCGATTGGGCGAAGGCCCATCCCAAGGAGGCCCCCATTGCCGCCGCCGCGGTTCCGGCCGCTGGCCTTACGGCGACCGCGCTGGCCGCTTGGGGCGGCTTCGCCGGTCTGAAGAAGCTTTTGGGCGGGGCTGCGCTGGACGGTTCCGCCGTCGCGCTCACCGGCTCGGCGGCTGCTTTGACTGAGGCGGCCGCGCTCCTGGGCGGGAAGGGGCTCGTAGGCGGGCGCGTGATCCAGGGCGCGGGAGCGGCGTCGGGGGCGATGGCTTCAGCCGCCGCAGGAGCAGGGGCAACGGCCGGCGCGGGCGTCGGCGCTGCGATCAAGGGCGCAATCAAGGGCGGCCTTGCAGCCGCCGCCATGGGCGTTCTGTGGGAGCAGCGCTACAATGTAGAAGAGAAGCTTACCGGCCGCGACGCAAAGCTAAGTCGTGATCTTGTGGAGGCCGTGAACGCGAGGCTTCATCCGACCCATAGCGGGCCGTCATTTAAAGATGTGTTCGAACGGCTGCGCGTCAAAATTCCAGAAGCGCCGCCGCTTCCTGTCTTCGTGCGCTCGCCTGCGACTGCCTTCGCTGAAGATCATGGGCGCACAAGGCCGTTCGTCGAATCCTCCCTTCTGCAAGGCATGAAATATTTCGGGCACGACGCCGGCCCTCAGAAGGTCGACGTGAGCACAACGGTTTCCGGCGAGGTTCATGGCGAGGCGCAAATCATGAATAAGATTGTGGTCGAGCCGTCCCCCTTGCTCACGGCGATCGTGCATGAAGCGCAGCAGGCTAAAGTGACGCTGCAAGGCGCGATTAATGACCTCGGGCGCTCAATGCCGTCAAGCAGCGGCGTCGCGCCTAGACGCGCCGCGTCGCCGCTCGGACTCGGCTCGGGAGGCTTCGGCTTTGGCGTCGCCGGCACGAAATAAGGAACCATAGGCATGAGCTTTATCAACCCAACGAACTGGCGCGGCGCAATGCAGTCTACATCGGCCGCCATAGATGCGGCGATGGGCGAAATGCTGCGCATCATTCCTGTAGATCGAAAGCCGAATCACCAGGGGACGGCGCAAGAGGAACAGGCGATCGTTGTCCGCGGCGTCTTCACGACGCATGCGACACTTGGTTTGTCGGATCACAGCTTCGGCCACCAAAGGTCAACAGACGTCATAGTTGAAACGAGAAAGCCCATCTTCTCATTCGCTCGCGCGCAACTGCCTTGGGGCTTACAACGCGGCGACCGCATTCAGCGCTGTTGCAACCCGGAAGAAATCTATGAGGCGACTCGTATCGAGAGCGACGTTACCTCGCAACGTATAACGGTTCATGTTGTGCAGCTAGGACGCATGGAACAATGATATATCTCGTTATCATTTTCCCAGGCGTCGGCGCCGCATTGCTATTGACGCGCTTTGGCGTTTCGCCGATCGTCGCAGCAATGCTCGCCCTCCCGCTCGCCGTCTGCATATGGTTTGCCGGATGTTTCATCTGTGGCGGAATAATGGGCGTCATCGCCGCGTTTCGCTACAGCTTCAGAAAGGATCGTATCTAACATGGCCACGATGACTCGCGCCCGTCCAACGCCCGCTCGCGCGCAACATTTCTCAAGAGCGAAAGGGGCGGCAAGAGATTTGAGCGATCTTGCGCTTACAGCGCTTGGGCCGGCCGTTGCGCAACTGCGCGAGGCGCGCGATGGAGTGCAGGCTACGACCATTCTTGCGGAGCTTGTGCCGGCGCACATGCACGCGCCTTTGGCGCGCTACGTCGTGCAACATTCGAACAATTTTGAATGGGAGATTGTTGCGGCGGTTATCTCGTTTGTGGGCTTTGAAGCGCTCGCTCGCGTGACGAACGAGAACGCAGCGGAGGCGGCTTTCACGCGTTTTGTTCTACCGCAGATGAACGCCACGATTGCGTAAAACGGTTTCGCCGCCGTGTGGTTCCGAAGGCGAGAGCATGGGCGGGATAGACCTCGGATGTAAAGGCTGTCTCGCCTGCTTCGCAGCGGGCTTCGCCCCCATTTCAATTTTGTCCGGACATGCAGGCGCACCCCCGCGCATGTCATGACAAAATCGTTTAGAAACAGCACTTTACATGCGATCAGCCTTGTGCTTTCATTCTCGCGTCGCGGCGCAAGGGCGTCGTGTTCGAATGGGAGTTACGAGTATGAGTTATGCGTTCTCGACTTATCGTCGTCACAGAAGCAAGCTACGACAAATGTCGTGGCAGGAAAAAGGAACTGCGACGGATCGGCTGATTTTGTGTATTGATCCCGACAGTGTGGAATTTTTGAAGCTAAAAGCGGAGGCCGCCGGCATATCTCTTAGCGGTCTATGCGCACGAATTCTCAAAGCATACATTGGCGCCGTGCGTAATCGAGAAGCAAACTGATGGGGATTATTTTTTAACGTCGCTACGTTGCAGGAGTGAATGCCATGACGTTCCATGATTTTGACACTCAGATTGACGACGCAAACGACGCGGCGACGTTCTTCCTAGAGGAGCAAGTCTCAAAACTCTTCAGCCTATCGAACACTTTCGGCGATGGTTTCGAGACTGCGATACAG